GAAGAAGTTTGCGAGTTGATCCTTACTGAAAAATTAGAAGTATTAGAAGAAAGATTTGAAAAGAAATTTGATTGGTTCAAAACAAGTCCTGTAGAAGTCAGAAATGTTATGCTAAATATGGCATATCAGTTAGGCTTTGCAGGATTTTGTAAATTTAAGAAAACCATAGCGTATCTAGAAGAAGCAGAATGGGAAAAAGCCTCTGAAGAAATGCTTGATTCCAAATGGGCTGTGCAAACGCCTAATAGAGCTAAAGAACTATCCGAAATAATAAAATCTCTTTAGTTGCTTTTTATCTACGCCATAAGGTAAATTATGTCATCTGATGAATACTTAAATAAAGTTCTAGCTTGCCCTAGATGCTACAATAGAGGTCTAACCAAAAGTGGGTTTGATAAGTACAAACAAAGATATGAGTGTAGGGGCTGTAAGCATAGAACTGTCAATCCTATAGAGGATTTAGAGCTTCTCCGAGAGAATGTCAGGTATAGAAAAGAGAAGCAAAAAGCCCAAGATGTTACAAGGATAGAAAGAAAGGGCTTTAGAGAACACGCAAGAATTGAAAACGCTGTAGAAGAATACAGCAAAGAATTAAAAAAGCTTTTTGAAAAGAACAGACTACACAAGCTCACTAAAAGTCATAAGATTAGTAAAAGGGCGGTTGGGGTCATCCAATTTAGTGACGTTCACTTTAATGAATTAGTTGAACTTCAGAACAATAAATATGACTTTAAAGTTGCCTCTCAACGATGCCAATATTTTGTAGAAAAGGCATCAGCTTATTTCAAAGTTAATGGAGTTAGTCAAGTTGTGGTGGCTTTTACTGGTGACCTAATGAATAGTGACCGAAGGCTGGATGAATTACTTAATCAGGCTTCTAATAGAGCTAATGCAACTTTTTTAGCTGTAGATATAATGCAGCAAGTGATTTTAGATTTAAGCAATAGGTTTAATGTTAGCGTTGCAAATGTAGTTGGGAATGAAGGGAGAGCAAATAAAGAACTAGGATGGTCTAGTCAAGTAGCTACAGATAACTATGATTATACTATATTTAACTGCCTAAGATACCTTTTTAAAGACTCAAAGGTACATTTTATAGATGGAGACCCATCTGAGCTAGTTATCAATGTAGCAGGGCAGAACCTTTTAATGATACACGGACACGGTGCAGTAGGTGCGGGTGTAGAAAAGTCTATCAATCAAATATGTGGTAGATACTCAATGAAAGGAATTAGAATAGACTATGTTATATTTGGTCACGTCCATTCAGCTAGAGTAGGAGATTGTTTTGGGAGAAGTTCAAGTATGGTGGGAGCCAACGACTACTCTGAAAAAGCTTTAAATCTCGGTGGAAGAGCAAGTCAGAACGCCTATGTGTTCTATGATAATGGAAATCGAGATGGAATTAAAATAGACTTGCAAAATGTAAATTGTAAGGGTTATAACATTGATAAAACTTTGGAGGCGTACAATGCAAAATCAGCCAAAAAAAGCAAGAAAACTGAAACCATATTCAAGGTGGTCGTATAATACATCCTTAAGCTTTACCTCTCCTTATTATACGGAAGATAGGAATTGCTCAACGCCTCCAATATTTTCGGAGAGTATTTATGCTAGATAGCTTAAGAACAGTAACAGCAGGTGCTAGCGGCATGGTTGTTACTTGGATGGAATGGCTGCCTGTTTTAGTTAGAGTTTTAGTGGGGTTGGCGACATTCGTATATATATGTGTAAAAATTTATAAGTTAATGAAGTAATGAATGAACGAAGAGGAATTACAGAAACAAGCAGAAGGTTTTTTAGGAAACTGGGTATGGTTATTTGTATCTGGCGTTGCTCTATTATTGTTTAAATCAACAATAGAAACAGTTGTTGAAGGGTTAAAGGTCTTCCTCGGTAAAGACTTGAATACTGACGATGTAGTGATACTAGACGGTCGCCCTGCAAGAGTTATAAGGGTTGGTTTTTGGAAAACAACATTCTTTGCTTACGATATTGGAACTGCTAATGGAAAGCCGTTTGTAAAAGGTGGAACAAAGATACAGATCCAAAACGATAAGCTTAAAGACCATACAATAGAAAGACCGTTGCAAATGTTAGATTTAAGCAAATGGGAAGAAAATTGATAAGAAGTAGTTTGCAAGATAAGAAGCTTTTAAAAATGATGAGAAGCGAATTAGACATCAAGATAAATAGCTTTGGTTTAAAAATAAGAAAACTTGAAAACGAAGTAAGAAGTCTTCGTGGCAAAGTAAAAAGATTAGAAAATAAAGGAGAATAACTATGGAATGGTTAGGTTTAAGTTTAGGATTAGGTGGCGGTGGTATTGTGCTTTTTATACTAAAAAAGATACCTAATGAAAAGATTTGTGCCTTTGTAGAAGGCGGATTTGAAAAGCTTGGTGTTGCTATGACAGTAGGATTAAGCAAGTTTAGCTGGACTAAAGGCGTATGGAATAAAACTATAGAGCCTTGGTTTATTGATTTGATAGATAATATATTCGGCTCGATGGTTAGAGGGCTGATTAAAGGACTGAAGTCTGACAAATAATGTTACAGAAGCTCGTTATAAATAAGATAATTGATTTACTCGCAAAGAACTTTAAGCTCTTCAAGATAATGAAATATGTTGAGGAGCCTAACGAGCTTGATATTAAAGTATTAGAGCTAGAAAACAAAATATTAAAGTTAGAAAAGCTACAAGGAAAGATAAAAAAGATAGAAAAGAGGTTATTGATTACTAGAAAATGAAACCTATAGAAATACAAAATCTTGACCAGCATTTAAAGCCACTACAGGTAGATGGTGTTTCTACAGGGCTAGAGTTGTCTACTCAAGGCTTCAGAATATCATCAGGTGAGCTTGATATAAAAAATCTAACATCTGAAACAGCAAAAGTAGATGGTGATTTAACAGTAGATGGAAACATTCAAATGGTAGGTGAAAGTGGAACAAAAATTAACATGTACAGAGGCGTGTCTATAGAAGCTACCTCTAATGATGATTTCCTACAAGTAGATGCCAAAAGAATACTACTTGACTCATCCAGCAATTATACTGATTCAGGTTCAAGTTTGTTTCTACAGGCAGATTCAGGCTATGATGCGCAAATATCTTTTATGGAAGGCGTGACTACAAATTGGAGCATAGGTAATGATGGGGGAGAAGGTACTAGCACTCTTTCTTTTGTTACTGGCACTACTTTAGGAACAAATGAAAAAATGTCTTTAGATTCTGATGGTCATTTAGAAAATGCAGGAGATTTTATTTGTGGTAGGGATATTTCAGTTGGTAGGGCATTAAGTTTGATTGCTGATAGAAAAATTAAATTTGGTACTAACAATGATACTATTTATGGCAATGATACTGCTACAATATTAGCTAGGAACAATACTACAGTATTACAAGTAGCTGATACAAAAGTATTGTCAGACCAGCCTGTTGGCATCAAAGAACAAGCATTAGCACCAATAAGTGCTGATGTAGGTTATGGTAAATTTTGGGTAAAAAATGAAACACCTTGTGAGCTTTATTTTCAAACTGATGCAGGTGATGATATACAGCTTACAGATGGAACAAGTACGGCAGGTGGTGGAGGGGGCACGCAAAGATGGACATATTCAACAGGTGGCTATAAGGTAAATAACAACTCATCAAGCTCTTATTATTTTCAATACAGACCAAACAATGATAATTGGGGCAATGCAGATTCTAGCCCTACAACCATTAATGTATATGATTCTTCTGCTGCACAATGGATAGCCCCTGCCGCAGGAACCCTAACAAACATAACTGTTCAAGGATATGTAAATGATACTGGGGCAACTGATCCTGTTAAATTTTATGTCTTTAAAGGTCAGTCTGCTCATGATGGAACTACTACCAGCTTAACACAAATAGGTGTAACTGGTGCTATTACAGGAGCGGCTTCATTAAGAAACGTCAGGATAAGCACAGATATAAGTAGCAGTAATACTTTTTCTGAAGGTGACGCTTTGTTTGTAATGTTAAAAAAAGACTCAACAAGTGGCAATCAAGACTTGTATTTTTCAGTAACAATAAGTGGGGAATATAGCTAATGGATAAAATTAATTATGACACTACGATAGATGAAGGCAATGAAGATTTATTGTTTTTAAAAGAATTAGCAGATAAAATAAATGAAATTGTAGATTGGATAAATTCGCAATAGGAGATTAAATGGCTTTAACAAACAAAACAATAGCAAGCACCTACGGAGATATACTACAAGTAGATAATAGTGGTAGTGGGAGAACTGCTAATGGTACAAATATTAAAGATGGATTAGGACAATCTACGTCTTTAACATTAGGGCAGAACAAACTTCATGTAAAACCTTCTTCCGACCAGACAGATGCAATGGTGGTTGAAACATCAGGTGGCACAGATTTGCTAACAGTAGATACAACCAATAGCGCAGTAAAAGTAGGAACTACTCAAAACTATGCTAACACTCAAATCCAAAGATATTCTGTGCATGATTTACAGCCTGTTGCAGACACTCATCATGTTATGCAACTTGATGGACAACTTTTGACACAAGCAGCAGTTCTAGGTTTTGGAACAGGAACAGATCCTGCAACTACATTTACATTATCATCTTCTGAAGCTAATGCAATAGCTTTAGTTGTATCTACTTGGTATATTCCATCTGCAATAACAATAGATGAAGTAAGAGTTATAGCAGCAGGAGAGGCAGCAGATACAGTTAATTTCCATCTGTTCTCATATACAATAGCTTCAGGTACAGGAAGTGGTGCAGGTGATTTGTCTGATGGCACATTATTAGCACACAATGGTTCTACTCTAACAACAGGAAATGATAGAGTTACAACAACAACGCTAACAGTTGATTCTGCAAACGTAGCGGCAGATAAAGTAGTATTAGCTTTTATAGAAAATGTAGGTGCAACAACAGATTTAACAGCTCAATTAATAGTAAAATATCATTATCAGTAAGGAGATAAAATGGCTCAATATACAAAAGAGATAAAATTAAGTACAGACAGGGGATTAGATTACACTAAAAACATAACAGGAAATTACAATGTAGTTTTTGATAAGGTTATAAAAGTAGATAATTCTAATGCAGGCATAGATTTAGTTAATTATGGAACAAGTGTAGCAAATGATACAATGACTGCTCCAAAAGCAATACTAGTAGAAAATACTGGCAATGTAGGTTGTGAGCTTCTTATATCTACAGGAGAGTGGGTTACTGATGATGCTACTGATTCAGCAGATACTGTAAATGATGCCACGCACTATCTTTCAATGTTATTGCCAGCAGGTGAATGTGTTTATCTGCCTAATAATAGATTAATTGGAACATCTACTGAATTTGGAGGAGGCATGGGTGTAGAGGTTAGTAATGCAGCCCCTGATTCTAATGAGTATGTTGATAGTGGTGCAAATGTAGATCATGCAACATCGGCTACAATGGGGTCTGATGCTGCGCACACTACTCTTAACCTAGAAAATGGGCATAGCAAATATTTTAAAGTAGGTGATTTAATAAGGCTAGAAAATGAGATATGTGAGGTAACTGCTGTAGGCACAGGTGCAGATTTAGCCAATAGCACTTGCACAATTAAAAGAGGGTTGTATGGCTCAACAGCAGCAACTCATGCAGATGAAGTTGCAGTTAGATTACCTTTCTTTAATATGCACCATGACTTTGATGATACTTCTTATAATGGTGGTGGCAATGGTAGTGCTACAGTAGCCAAGACTAATGGGAGTGGACTATTTAGGGCAATGAATTTCTTTGGGTATGGAAGAACTGCCGATACTGTATGCGATGGACTTGTCGCAGGTTCTGTAGCTATTAAGTTTTACGAACATGGCTATCAAGAGTTTGGACTGTCGGGAATAACGTCTAGTACAAAAACAGGTCTGGCTACGTCAACAACATACACTTTTGCTCTTACAGTATCAGGAGGCTCATCAGATGATGTAGCTTTCACAACTGATTCAAGTGATGTTACTTTTGGTAATGTAATTGGCAAAATCCAAAGTGCGATTAATGACAAATTTACAACTGGAACGAATCTAAAAAATAAAAAAGCAACCATAGCTATTGTTAATGGTGATGTGAGGATTACTGACAGCTCAAGACTTTCCACAGGTGCGATATTGATGGCTGCCCCAAGTGGTGGAACTACGCCATTTGGAGTAGGCATAATTCCTGCGGTAGGTTCATTAGAGGCTGCTGTTGCAGCAAAATTGCCTGACGACACTATAAGAGATTCTGTTACTTATGCAGAAATGAAAAATGTAAATGCTTTTTTGCTTGATGATGGAAAAGGAAATTTAACAGGTGCTGGAGGTAGTGCTACAATTAACTACGAGACAGGCGAAATCAATATAAATGCTTACTCAAATGCAGAGTTTGTTGTTAGTGGCAATACTAAAGCAGCTCATTCAGGAGGAGTTGAAGATAGTTCTGCTACTATTAATGGCGCAGTTACTTTAGAGGCAAGGTCATGCAATTCTAAATCAGACACAGAAATAAGAGTAATAAGTTTAGGTTAAGGAGGAAATATGGCATACGGAAAAATGAGATATGGCAAAAAAAGAAAAATGAAGAGAAAAGTTAAAAGAAGAATTAAAAGGAAAAAGTGAGTTGGCAAAGTTTAAAGGAAAATCAGTTAGATTAAATAAACCAACTCGTATTCGTAGAGGGCAAACAGGCTATGGGAGAAAAAAGTTCCAAGTGTATGTAAGAGCTGGGAGTAAAGTAAAAAGAGTAGCTTTTGGCGACCCTAACATGAGAATTAAAAAATCAAGCCCTGCTAGAAGAAAATCTTTTAGGGCAAGGCACAGATGTGCTACAGCAAAGGATAAAACAACAGCAAGATATTGGTCTTGCAAAATGTGGTAAATTATGGCTAGGAAAAAAAGAAAATCAACAGTAAATAAAGCAGGTAACTATACCAAGCCTACTATGAGAAAGAGATTGTTTTATAAAATAAAAGCAGGTTCAAAAGGTGGTAGATCTGGTCAATGGTCGGCTCGCAAAGCACAGATGCTAGCTAGACAATATAAAGCAAAAGGCGGCGGGTACAGATAATGGCACTTAAGAAATCACAGCGTTCTTTAAAAAAATGGACTGCTCAAAAATGGGATTATTTAAGCTCTAGGGACAAGAAAAAGCCGAAAAGTAAAAGAGGTCGCTATCTTCCTAAATCTGTGCGAGAAAGCTTAACAAAGTCCCAGAAAGCCTATGAGAATAGAAAGAAAAGAGCAGCAACAAAGAAAGGTAAACAAAGAGCTAGTTATTCTAGGTCTGTAAGAAAAAAAATGAGAGGCAAATAAATGGCAACAGCACCAACATATATAACACATAAAGAATTAAAAAGAATATTTCCTCAAATGGATGAGTTTGACCAAAAAACACAACTGTTTGGCTGGGAGTCTTTAGGAAATAATTTGTACGCATCTCAAGACACGGGTCTTGTTACCCAATTATTTAAAAATGGAAAAGAGTTAAGCAAAGCACAGGTAAGTGGTAATGTTATATATAAGACAGTCTTGACATCAAGCTTGGCAATAAGTGCTTCAAGCATAGATAATCACACTCTCCTTACCTACAATGCTTCTTTTACTACAGGTTCAGAAAGCGACATACAGGTAGGAGATTATATCAAAATAACAAAAACATCAGTATCAGGGGTAGAGGAGTATTGCTATGTTGAATCTATAGATACTGGTGCTAATCAAATAAGGGTTAGGAGAGGTGCTTTAGGAACATCAACTTATTTATGGTTGGCTACAGGAGATGATTTGTTTTTTGAAAACCACATAAGAGTTAATTCTGAAACTCATTGGCACTATGATTCTTACTTTGACCAAACTTTAATGTATTCAGCGTCAGACCCAAATGACCTATTGATAGAGGCAGGAGAAGATTTTAGCACTATGGTAACTCAATATACAGCAGATGCAAGCCGATACTTTGATTCAAGAGTTGACCCCTCTTTGCCTAGAGAACAATTAAAAGATAAGTCAGGGAACTATGACTATATGGTTATAAGAACAGTTGGCTTGATTGCTTCTTGTTTTATGATAAGGACTAAAGATCATAATTCTGAATTAGCTACATCTTTTATGGAAGAGGCTGAAAATAATATAGCTTTATTAAATGAAGGAAAAGCTGCTTTGTCTTGGCAGAATACAGCAGATGCGTCACAAGGAATAATACGAGAAGCCACAACAATACAAGGAGCTTTGCATCCTGTAGATACCAGGGGAGAATATAGTGGCAGTTGGGATTTAGTTAAATTAGATATAGATACGGCTGGGGCAATAGGAACAGCTACTTATAGCGTATATGTTAAAGATTCAAATGGATTAAAAAACAATCGAGTAGTGACTAACGAAAAAATCACAGGAGACTTTCAAGCTTTGGCTGGAGGCTTGCAGATTAGGTTTGCAGGCGCAGCCGATAATTCAGAGGCACACGCAGATGATGAATGGGAAATTGAAGTAACTGGAAGGCAGGAGTATGTAGACTCATCTGACATGAAATCTATTAAGCTTACAAGAACAGCAACACCAAATAGAAGGTTTTATAAATAATGGCTGTAATATTTACAAACAACTGGAAGAACATTCTAGACAAATTAAGAAGTATTCTTCGTGCAGAATTTAAAGGAGCCTTGCCTGTATATATAGGAGAAGAGGGTAGTGAAGGAACTCAATTTGTTCGGCTCGAGCCTATTGGAAGCGACTTGTTGGAATATAACATTAACTCCGAAACTAGGGAATTTACAATTAATGTGTTCTATTATTTTGCCGAACACAATATTAAAAAAACAGCATTAGACCACGTTTTAAGATACACGTCAAGAATTGAAGCATTAATACATGATAATATGACAATAACACTAGCAGATAGCACAAATGCTTTTAATTGTAGGTTTGAGACTACTGAATTAAATCCTGATGAAGAGTCAGGAGCCTATGTGGTTCAATGGGAATATAAATGTCAACATTTAGCTAATGCTGGTTAGGGAGACAAAATGAAAATAAAGTTAATAAACAAAGAAAAGCCTATTTCTAAAAAATGGTGCTTTAAACTTACAGGTTATGAATCCTCTATAATTGATAAAATAAATTCAGGTAAGCAAGTTGTGGTTGAAAAAGTTCCAAAACCTGCTTGGGAATATGTAGAACAAATAAAAAATAAGAAAAAGGAGAATAAATAATGGCTATTAATACAGCAGCTTTTTCGCCTAAACAATTTCAAGTTGCCATAGCGGAGCAAGATGCTTTTGGAGCTATAGAGGCAGACGGCGGAAATGCTTATCACGCTTTAGATGTAGATTCTGTAGGATTTCCATCTTTAAACCCAACGCAAGTTCTTGATGTTAGGTCGGGCAGTAGGGTTTTACAAAAAGAAGATTTCTTTCAAGATGTAAAAGCATCTGTTAAAGAAATATCGGTATCAGGAACGGCAACAACAGATGCCCTTGATATGCTTTTAGAAAACATAATGGGAGAAGCAGAAGGCTCTGCAAGCGGAGTGTATTCTTTCGCTTCAAATGCAGGAGTTCAATCAGTTGGTAAGACTGACTCAAGCCAAGCAGGAACTTTGCTTTCACTTATTATGGTTTCGCCTTTGAGTAATTCAGATTTAGCTTTCAAAGACTGCGTTGTTACTTCGCTTACTCTTAATGGAGATGCAACAACAGAAGGTGGCAGGGTTAAGTTTTCAGCTACGTTTCAAACAGGAACTTTAGCCGAAGATTTGTCAGATACTAACTTGGGTTCTGGTATAGACACAGCGTTTGGTGCGGACGAAAACTATTTTATGAGTGCTTGGAGTGACACGTCGTATAGAAAAATGTATGGAGTAGACGACTTGGTGATGAGTTCATTTTCACTAACATTAGAAAACCCTGCAACATTCACAGGGGTTACTTCAACAGGGTATGAGGTTGTTTCAAGAGCTGGCGAGTTTTCAGCTGCTTTAGATGTGACGGCTAAATACGATGTCAACACAGAGCCTCTTATAGCATCATTTAACAATCAAACACAAGAAGGGGCAACAGCATCGCAGGCAACAATATTAAATAACGATAGTAGCTTGACAGATGGAGCGTTTGGTATAAAAATAGATAAGTCAATATTGACTAATGTTGCGTTTAATGAAGGTGATGTTATGATGTTGGATATTTCTGTTAAAGCAGTTGGCGATGGAAGTAACGCTTTAGTAGAAGTTGCTTGTTAATTAAAATAAAAAAAGGATGTTTAAATGGAGATAAAACTAAAAAATAAAAAAGCGTTTAAAGTTAAAGAGTTTACTATTGCTGATGAGGCAAAGTTAAAAGACATACTGATGAAAATGGTTAATTCAGTTGATGGAGGGGTAGAGATTGTAGACCCTAACTATAACTGTCTTAAAATTTTGCAAATAGCATTAGTAGACTCTTCAGACGACACTATTAGAAAAATAAACGATGAAGACAGGATTAACATCGCTTTAGAGATTCAAAAAGTGTTGTTTGAGGGAAACGAGAAGCCCTCCAAGTAGAACTTAATATACTTTTACCTACTTGCGAGGGTTGTCAGTATCACAGTTTTCCTTATTCGGCTGAAATTCCAGTCTTGATTGACGGAGTTAGGGAAAAACGCAGATTTGACAATATGGATGATGTTTGGGCAGTTGCCGATCTTATTATAGAGGAGACTGTCCAAGTCAACCAAGAGCAAAACAAATCATTTGATGTTGTTGAATCATTAGTAGCACAA